TCGCGACCGGGACCGGCACCGCGCAGGGCGCGCAGGCCGCCGCCGCCGCGGGCGCCGCGCCCGGGACCGGGACCGGGACCGCGCCGCAGCCGCTCGCCGCCGCGGCGGTGCCGGCCGGGCTCGCCACCGCGACCGGGACCGCGCCGAACCCGGCTACCGCAGCCACCGCCCCGGCCGGGCTCGCGGCCGGCACCGGGACCGCGCAAGCCGCCTCCGCCGCCCTCGCCGCGCAGCCGCCCGCCGGGCTCGCCACCGGGACCGCCGCCGCGAGGCAGCCCGCTGCCGCGATTGCCGTCCCGGCCGGCCTCGCGACCGGGACCGCCGCCGCGCAGGGCGCCGCGACGGCGCTGGCCGCGCAGCCGCCCGCCGCGCTCGCGATAGCGGCCGGAGCCGGCCAGCCCGCGGTCCCGGGAGCCGGCGCGAACGCCAGCCTGGCCGCGGGCACGGCCGCCGCGCAGCCGGCGACCGTCAGCACCGTCTCCAGCACCAGCGCCCCGGCCGGGCTCGCGACCGGGACCGGGACCGCGCAGCAGGCTGTTGCCGTCGCCGCGAGCATGCCCGCTGCCGGGCTCGCCACCGGAACCGGCGCCGCGCAAGCCGCTACGGTCACGCTGGCCGCGCAGCCGCCCGCCGCCCTGGCCACCGGCGCCGCCGCCGCGCAGCCGCCCGCCGTCACCCTGGTCGTGCAGGCCCCGGCCGGGCTCGCCACCGCAGCCGGGACCGGGCAGCCGGCCGTCGTCACCACGTCTGCGAGCATCGGCGCCCAGGTCGCGACCGGAGCCGGGGCCGCGCTGAACGCGACGATCACCGCGTCCGGCACCGCGAACGCCCCCGCCCAGCTCGCCGCCGCCACGGCCGCCGGGCAGAACCCGGGCATCGCGGTCACCGCAAACGCCGGGCTGGCAACCGGGTCCGGGACCGCGCAGCAGGCTGCCGGCCAGGTGGCATACGCGGCCGGGGCTGCGCTCGCCACGGCAGCCGCCGCCAGCCAGCCCGCCACGGCCGCTGCGGGCGCGCCTGCGGGCCTGGCAGCCGCAACCGGGACCGCACAGGTCCCGTCGGCTGCGGCCACCGTCAGCGCCGCCCTGGCGACCGCAGGAGGCGCCGGGCAGCCCGCCTCGGTCACCATCTCCGGCACCACGAACGCCCCGGCCGGGCTCGCTACCGCAGCCGCTACGGCGCAGGCCCCGTCTGTCTCGGTCTCCGGAGCCACCAGCGCCCAGCTCGCGGCTGCCGCAGCTGCCGCGCAGCCGCCATCGGCCGCCATTACTTTGACAGCCGGCCTGGCTGCCGGAACCGGTACCGCACCACAGCCCGCAGCCAGCGCCGGCATCCCGGCCCAGCTGGCGACCGCAGCGGGAGCCGCGCAGCCGCCATCGACGGCGGCCACCGTCACCGCAGGGCTCGCTACCGGAACCGGCGCAGCGGGCAGTGCCTCGATCGCGCTGGCCGGCGGGGTGTCCGCCCAGCTCGCTGTCGCTGTCGCTGCCGCGCAGTCCCCGGTTCCCGCCGTCACGGTCACGGCCGGGCTGGCGGCCGGCACCGGTTCCGCGCCGCCGCCCGCGGCCGGGGCCGTGCAGTCCGCCCCGGCCGGGCTGGCGACCGCCGCCGGGGCCGCGCCCGCGCCGTCGCTGGCCGGGACCTCGAACGCGCCGGCCGGGCTCGCCGCAGCCGCCGGGACCGCGCCCGCGCCGTCGGCGGCAGCCGCGTACGCGACCATGGCCGCGCTGGCGACCGCGGCCGGGACCGCGCCCGCGCCCACCGGGCAGATTGGCCGTCCCGCGCCAGCCGGGCTCGCCGCCGGGACCGGGGCCGCGCTGCCGCCCGGCGGCTTCCTGACAGCCTCGAACGCCCCGGCCGGCGCGGCGAGGGCAGCCGGGACCGCGCCGCGGGCCGCCGTGGCCGCGGCAGCCGCCGTCATCAAGGGCTACAGCGAAGGGACGGCGCTGACCCAGCCGATGGCCTCCACGGCCGCGTCCGTGACCCAGCCGATGGAATCCCCGGCCGCGTCCGTGACGACAGCGGACCCGCAGTCCGGGACCGGGGAGAACGCCGGCACGGAGGCCGCCGTGACCGCTGCGGCATCGTCGTCCTCCGGCGTATCCTGACGGCAGCAGCACCCGCGGCCTAGCGGAGCCGGGTTCCCCCGAGGGAGGCCCGGTGACCGCGACCGTTTTCTACGACTCGGCCAACGAGATCGCGCTGCTGTCCAACACGTTCCTCAACGCCGCCGGGGCGCCCGCCGACCCGACCGCCGTCTACTGCGTCATCACCGAGCCGTCCGGCGCATCGGTCACGCACACCTACGGCGGCGCGCTGCCCGCCGACATCGTCAAGGTGAGCACCGGAAAATACACGCTGTCGGTGCCGTGCAGCCCGACGGCGACCGGGGTGGACGGGCTGTGGGGATTCCAGTGGAACGGCACCGGCAACGTCTCCGACGTCCAGCCCGGCACCTGGCGGGTGCTGCCCGCGGCCGTCTCCCAGCTGTGGTACGTCGGGATCGAGGAGATGAACGACCGGATGGGCATCTCCGACTCCTCGGAGAGCTACGCGATGCAGACCGCGATCGCCGCCACCGCCGGGTGGATCAACTCCTACTGCGGGCGGCATTTCAACCGCATCACCGAAGCCCGCACCTACCAGCCGACCAACGTGTGGCTGCTCGATATCGATGACCTGATCGAGGACCCGTCGATCACGGTGGCGGTCGACCAGAACGGCGACGGGATCTTCGAGCAGCCGTGGACCCGCGGGACGGACTACCAGCTGCGGCTCGGGCCGGGCCGGTTCAACCCGAACGTGCTGGGCACCGGGGTCACCCGGCCGTTCCGGCAGCTGCAGGTCATCCAGTCCGGCAAGTGGCTGCCGTTCACCTGGCCGTACTCCCACCTGGACCGGGTGCAGGTCATCGGCCCGTGGGGCTGGGCACAGGTGCCCTGGGAGGTGTCGGAAGCGAACCGGATCCTCGCCGCCGACCTGTTCAAAATGAAAGACGCCCCGTTCGGCGTGGCCGGCATCACCGACCTGGGCGTGGCCCGGGTGCAGTCAAATCCCTGGCTGGTGGAACTATTGCACACGTACGTGAATTCAAGGCACAAAGTGGGCATATGATGCGTATTCTTACTACTGTTAACTGCAGTGCACTGGTGCCGGTGATCATCCCCGGCGCGTGCGCGGGCCGCCCCGGCGGCTGCGGCAGCGGAGGCCATGGCCGGTGAGCCGGATCATCACCTCGGACGCGTTCACGATCGCGCTGCAGAAAGCCGGCGTGCTGCGCGAGAACGACCGCTACCGGAAAATCGTGATCGTCGCGGAAGCCGGGCAGGCGCTGCGGATCTACTCGGAGCGGTTCGGTGACGAGGACCTGCTGGCAGTGATCATGACCCTGGACGGGATCGAGGTCCGCGGAGGGGCGCCGTGACCGCCGTGCAGAAGGTCAGCCACCTGTCCCCGAAGCAGATCGCCGCGGACCGGGCGAACCTGGCCAAGGCCCGCACCACGCTGACCGGCCGGAAGCGGACCGCGAAGCAGGTCGCCGCGTCCCGGGCCAACCTGGTCAAGGCCCGCGCCGTGCAGCGCGCCCGCAAGGCCGGGAAGGCGGCCAAGCCGGCCCGGACCGCGAAAAAGGTCACCGCGCCGCTGTCCTGCACCCGGGAGATCCTGCCCGGCACCCTGGAGCTGCTGCCCGGCCTGCCCGCCTGCGGGCCGCTCGCGCTCGCCGAGCACCTGCGGATCCATACCGGCGCAGTCGTTACCGCCGCCGACGTCATCCGGCTGTGGACGGTCACCGGGGAGAACGGCACCACCCTCGGCCACCTGTTCGAGGCCGCCGCCGAGCACGGCCTGGGCGGCGAGAAACTGGCGTACTGGGAGCAGTGCGACCCGGATTACGGTGAGGACGGCCTGATCTACGGGGTGCAGCTCGGCCACGGCTACCACGCCGCGCTGGCCGCCGCCGGCAGCTCGATGATCAGCTGGTGCCGGCTGGTCCCCCGGGAGGGCACCCCGGAAGAGGCCTGGTGGCTGGAATGGGAAGGCGAGTGAGCTCCCGGTGGACATGACCGCCATCCGCAACGCGCTGGCCGCGCAGATCACCGAGCACACCGGGCTGCGCAGCGACGGGCAGGCCCGCGACCAGGTAACCCCGCCGGTCGCCGTGATCCTGCCCGGCAGCCCGTTCATCAGCTACGGCGCCACCCTGGACGAGGCGCTGAACTTCAGCCTGATGGTGCTGCTGATCATCTCCGACGCGCCCCCGGTCGAGATGACCCAGCGCGCCCTGGACGCCTACCTCGGCCTCGATCACGGCGACGGCGGCGGCCAGTCCGTCCCGGCCGCCATCCTCGCCGACCCGACACTGGGCGGCACCGCCGAGTTCTGCGAGCCGGTCTCGGTGTCGAACTACGGACGAATTGAGTACGCCGGGGTCACCTATTTCGGCGCCCGGGTCAACCTGACCTGCGGGGCAATCTGAAAGGGGGTGGTCCAGGCCTCATGCGTGTTCTCATCGTTCACCCCGGGCCGGATTTACTTCTCCGTCAATGACGTTTTCATCGGCTGGTATGAGGCACTGCAGAACATCCTCGGCAAGGGCAACGTCGCCCCGTTCGCGCTGAATGACCGGCTGGTCGCGTACTCCAACGCCCTGGTCAACACGCACGAGACCGACGAGGCCGGACTGCCCATCGTGCGGAACATGTTCGATGAGCGAGGGGTCTTCCTGGCCGCGATGGAAGGCCTGTCGCATGCTCTTTACACGTTCTGGCCCGATGTCGTACTGCTCATATCCGGGTTCTTCATGAACGCCGGGACCCTGCAGCTGATCCGCCAGCGCCGGCACAAGATAGTCTTCCTGGCTACCGAATCGCCGTATCAGGATGAGGAGCAGCTGATGCGCGGCCAGCTGGCCGACCTGGTGCTGCTCAACGACCCGGTCAACCTGGAGATGTTCCGCGAGCACTGCGCCGCGGAGTACATGCCGCACGCCTACCGGCCGGCCCTGCACCGGCCGCGGACCGGGCCTCGGGACCCGGCGATGGCCAGCGACCTGTGCTTTATCGGCACCGCGTTCAAGTCCCGTATCGGTTTCTTCGAGGCGATGGACCTGGACGGGATCGACGTGCTGATCGGCGGCAACGACTGGGGCAAGCTGGACCCGTCCTCGTGCGTGGCCCGGTTCGTCGGCACCGGGCTGGGCGTGCCGGACTGCGTCGACAACGCGCAGGCGGTCGCGCTGTACCAGCACGCGAAGATGGGCATCAACTTCTACCGCCGCGAGACGTCCCCGTCCGAGCACTGGGACGGCCGGGCGTACGCGATGGGGCCGCGGGAGGTGGAGATGGCCGCTTGCGGGCTGCCGTTCCTGCGCGATGCACGGCCCGAGGGCGACGAGGTGCTGGGCATGCTGCCGGTGTTCGACAACCCGGTAGAGGCCTCGGCCATACTGCGCTGGTGGCTGGCCCATGACGCCGAGCGCGACCGCGCCGCCGCCCTGGCCCGGGAGGCAGTCGCCGGCCGCACGTTCGAGGCTAACGCGAGGCGGCTGCTGGCCCTGGCGGAGCAGCTGTTACGGAAGCCCCCGTACCGTGCCGGCTAGCAATCCGGCGCGGGCCAGGGGCTCCTGCACTGCTGCAACAGCCGCCGGGCGTGGAAAAGTCCCGGCCGTCGTGCCGTTGGGTGGCCGGGACTTTTCCGCGGACCGCGCGATCCGCCCGTTACCGTTACCGTTGCCTGGACCGTTGCCCGGCCGCCGCTTGCACGGTGCCCGGAGATGTCCCATGCTCCCGAAGGCGCATTCCGCGCACCCGGAGGTACGCGTATGTAAGTGTATCAGGTACCGGACGCGGCAGGTCCGGTGCCGGCCGGCGCGGCACCGTGGCCTGCCGGTATCCGCCGTGCTAGTCTTCCGGCGACTGCCAGTCCTGCCTTGTCAACGGAGAGTGACGAATGGCCGCTGTCACCGAAGCCCCCGTCAGGGCGCCCGGCTACCGGGACCTGTTCGCCGTCCGCGAGTACACCGCCCTGTGGAGCGCCCAGCTGGTCTCGATCCTCGGCGACCAGCTCGCCCGGGTCGCGCTGACCGTGCTGGTTTACGACCGGACCCGGTCCGCGTTCCTCGCCGCCGTCGCGTTCGCCGCCTCGGTGCTGCCGGTTATGGCCAGCGGGGTGCTGCTCGGCCAGCTCGCGGACCGGTTCCCGCGCCGGGCCGTGATGATCGCCTGCGACGCGAGCAGCCTCGTCCTGGTCGCGCTGACGGCCGTGCCGGGCATGCCGCTGGCCGCGCTGATCGTGCTGATCGCCGCCGTCGCGGTCGCCTCCGAGCCGTTCCGGGCCGCGCGGGCCGCGGTCAACCGGGAAGTGCTCGGCGAGCGGCTGTACCCGATCGGCCTGTCGGTCACCCAGGGCGCCTACCAGGCCGGGCAGGTCGCCGGGTACGCCATCGGCGGGCTGATCGTGGCCGCCGCCGGGGTGCGCAGCGCGCTGGCCATCGACGCCGCCACGTTCGCCGCCTCCGCCGTGATCATCCGGTTCGGGACCCGGCAGCGCCCGGCCGCCGCGCAGCCCGGCACCCGGCCCCGGCTGCTGTCCGGCGTGCATGCCGTGCTGGCCGTGCGGGTCGCCGCCGTCGCGCTGGCCATCGACCTGATCGCCAGCTTCACTAACTCGCCGGAAGGCGTCGCCGTCCCGCTGGCCTCCTGGCTCGGGCACGGGCCGGCCGTCGCCGGGCTGCTGCTCGCCGCCATGGCCGCCGGGTCCGTCGCGGGCATGACCGCCGCCGGGCGGCTCGCCAGGCCGGAGTGGCTGACCGCCCGCGCCCCGGTGCTGGCCGCCCTGTCCTGCCTGCTGCTGGCCGGGTTCGCGTTCCGGCCCGGTCTCGCCGCCGCGCTGGTGCTGCTGGCCGCCTCCGGCGCGTGCTCGGCCTGGATGATCGGCACCGGCCCGGCGTTCGCCCGCGCGGTGCCTGACAGCGACCGGGGCAAGGCGTTCGGTGCCGCGAACGCGGCGATGGTCGGCGGCCAGGGCATCATGATCCTCATCGCCGGCGCGCTCGCCGCCGCGGCCGGGCCGGCCGCCGCCATCGCGATCTGCGGCGCGGCCGGGACCGCCGCCGCGATCCCCGCCGGGCTGGCCTGGCGGCGGGCGCGGGCAGGTGCCCGGTGAAGCCGGCCCGGGTCTGCAACGGGACGCTGGCCACCCCGGTGCTCTGGTACCGGCACGCGGGAACCCGGCGGGTGCTGACCCTGGTCCTGGTCAGCCACGTCGGGTCACCCGGCTACTTCGCCACGATGCGGCTGCGGGTCGCCGAGCTGGAGAGCGCCGGCGCCGTTGTCCGCTGCGAGGGAATCACGCCCGCTCCCGAAGCGGACCTGGCAGCCGCGACGGATGACGAGCGGGCCGCGCAGCACTTCCTGATCACGGTCTTCCGGGAGCAGCTGACCGCCTCGGTCGCCCGCCTCGGCTGGATCTACCAGGCCGAGGGACTGCCCGAGTCCCGCCGCTGGGCCGACGCCGACATGACGGACCTGGAGCTGGTCCGCGCGATCGGCGCCGACGTGATCCTGGCCATGGCCGCCGCTTCGGACAAGGCGCTGGCGCTGTACGGGCCGGGCCGCCGGGACGCCCTGGCGGCGGCGATGGTGCCGCTGGTGCTGCGGCGGATGGCCCTGCCGCACCGGCCGGACCGCACCGGGGCGCGGATCTCCCCGGCTATCCCGGCGGTCCTGCTGGAGCAGCGGTCCGCGGCAGCCGCTGCCGCGGCGGACCCGGCCCGGGACACGGTGATGATCTGGGGCGCCGAGCACGCGGACTCCCTCGGCGCCGGGCTGGCCGCGGGCGGCTGGCGGCAGTGCGCGGCCCGGCGCTGGCTGACCGTGGGGCAGCTGCCGCCGCTGGGCCGGAACCTGGCGGACCTCGCTGCCGTGATGGCAGGCGCCGCCGCGGACGCATTCCGGGCAGCACGCCAGGATGAATCTATCCTGGACATAGCGGGCTGATAGCCCCGGACTGGCTAGGAGGCCGGGAGGATGAGCGATGCCGGGCACTGGCGCGCTTGCGCTGCCGCCCTTGACCTGGTCATCGCCACCGCCGTGGAGCGCGGCAGCAACCCGCTGCTCGTCGCGAAGATGCGCCAGGACGCGGCCCGGTACCGGGCCTGGGCCGGCCGGGCGGACGCCGGAGCGGCCTGGGTCGTCACGTGGCTGCCGTCAGAATCGCTGCCGAGGCCGCTGCGGGGAACCTGGCGGTGGCGGCTCGGGTTCGCCGGCCGGCTGCCGGAACTGCCGGATATACCGGACATGTTGACCCCCGCTGAGCCCCTTGTTACGCTCGGCGCAGCTTACTCAGAGCCAGCTAGGGGTAACGAGGAGTCAACATGCCCGGTAGCGGAGTCCTTGACGTCCCGGTAACCAGGCGCGGTTTCCTGCGCGGCGCGGGGGCCGGCGCACTGGCCGTGGCAGGCGGCGTGCTGCTCACGGGGCAGGCCGCCCAGGCCTCGCCGCTGAACTCGCTGCAGGCGGACTGGGCCTGGTGCAGCCTGTGCGATGAGCTGTTCTTCGCCGGCCCGGGATTCCGGGGGCAGGGCGTCTGCCCGAAACAGCCGGGCGACGGCCACGCCAGCCCCAGCGGCGTCAGCTACCGGTACTCGATGGTCTACAGCCAGGCCACCACGCCCGGGCTGCCGGGAACGCCCGGGTACCAGGCCGGATGGCGTTTCTGCGCGTACTGCTACTCGCTGTACTACGCCGGCTCGGACTCCAACGGAGACTGCCCGTCCGCTCAGGGCGAGCACGGCGGCAACAGCTACAATTACGCGATGCCGGTCGGCCTGTCCGGCCCGGCTTACCAGGGCGGCTGGAACTACTGCAAGGCCTGCTCGTGCCTGTATCACGCCGGCGGCTGGGGCGCCGCGGGGCCGTTCTGCTGGGTGAACTACAACCGGTTCGGCGGCTCGGCCAGTCACTCACCCGGCGGCAGCTGGCCGTACGTGCTCGTGCACTGAGCCCGGGTCAGCTCGCCCGGCGGTCCGACAGCACGGTGACCTGGGCTTCCCGCGAATCCGGCAGCGTGATCTGCGTCTGGACCGGGTAGTCCTGGCCGCTGACGGTGACCATGCCGGTGACGGTGACGGTCACGGCACGACCGCGGTGAAGGTGGCCGGGTCCGCGGTGGCCGCGAACGTCAGGCCGGAGCAGGCGGGAACGGCGTAGGTAACCGTCCCGGCCGGGGTGCCCGGCAGCGTGACGGACGTGGCGACGTCGTACGGGATGCCGGCGACCACGACGCGGCCGGTAATCGACGCGGAGCTCGGGTCGACCGGGTCGTTGCCGGTGACCGAGTAGATGACGGTGATCGTGTCGCCGTGGTTGGGGGCGGACGGGGTAGCGCTGATGTCACAGCTGACAGCCATGGGTTCCTCCTAGCCGGACCGTTGCTAGCCAGTGCCAGCGTAGACCCCGGGCGGCTAGTTCACTAACCCCAGGTCAGGTTTGCCAGCGAGCAGTCGGTCCTGCCGCCGGGACCGTACCGGGCGCGGGCGCCGCGGGCCGGGCCGCGGAATGCGGCCAGCACCAGGCGGGCGACCGGGACGGTCCGCACCCGGCCGTACTTGGACAGCGTGACGACCGGGTAGCCGCGGCTGTTCAGGTGCACGGAAACAGGGCCGCCGCGAGTACCGGGCCGCGGCAGCGATGACACATTGCCCAGGTCAGACACCTCGTACCAGCCCGCGTACCCGGGCACCGCGCGCCACTGCTCGGCTGGATGGGACATGATGACGGCCCGGTCGTGATGGGCAGAGAGCTGAGTGTTTGCCGCTCCAGCACGGGCCGGGCCGCGTCCAGGATATAGCTGTTCACTAACCTTTCGTGCGAAACTACTGCTGATACTCGCCGTGGCCCCGTAGCTGCTGGTCCGAGCGCACGGATGGCGGAGCCGGCTCCCGTTACCTTGTGAGGAGCCAGCCCAGTGTCCCGTATCCACGGCCGCAACGGCATCGCGTACGTCTCCGTAGACGGCGTCGGAGGACCGAACCCGACCGCAGCGCCGATGGCGTACCTTAGTGCCTGGTCAATGAACTTTACCGTAGCTAAGGTCGATGTCACGGCTATGGGCGACCAAAACCTGATCTGGGTAGCGGGTTTGCCCGACGCATCAGGTGACTTCACCGGTTTCTTCGACACTGCCACGGCGCAGACGTACGTCGCAGCGACCGACGGACTGCCCCGGAACATGTACCTGTACCCGTCGTCGCTGGCGGCGCTGCAGAACCAGTATTTCTTCGGGCTCATCCTGCCTGACTACAGCGTCACCGGAGGCGTCACGGCTGCCGTGTCACTCAAGAGCACCTGGAACGCGGCCAGCCGGATCCAGCGGTACCCGACCTACGGCCTGGTCGGTACCTGACTTTTCCGGTCAGCCGGAATAACGGCACGGCCCCCGCGGCAGCGCGGGCGGAGCTGCCTCCCGTCTCATGAGAGGAGCAGACCGTGCCCGAGGAAGCAGGGCTGGACATCGACTTCGACGCCGAGCTCGCCGACATCCAGGCGGCCAGTGCCGGGCTCCCGGCGCCCGCGCCGGCGCAGGTGGAAGTGGCCGGCCAGGTCGTGACCTCCGCGCGCACCGTAGAGCTGCTGGGCAGGCGGTTCCGCATCGCGGACAAGATCGGCCTGATGCCGCTGCTGAAATTCAGCGCGTTCGCCGACATGAGCGTGGCCGACCCGCGGGCGCTCGGCGCGATGTACGCGATGCTGCGCGATGTCATTCATCCCGGTAATCCGGCGTGCGGCAAGTGCGAAGCGTGCACGGACGGCCGCGAGCGATCCTGTCCCGAGTTCGACCCGGGTGACTGGCGCGCGTTCGAGGACCACGCGTGCGAGTCCAAGGCCGAGGCCGACGACCTGATGGACGTCGTGACGAAGGCAATCGAGCTGATCGCCGGCCGCCCTACCGGGCCGTCATCGTCCTCCTCTCCTGGACCGCGAAGCACGCGGGGCGGATCGACGGGACGCTCCTCCGCTCGTCGTCGCACGGGATCGAGGCGCTGACGCCCCGGCAGGCCTGCAACGTCGCCTACTCGATGCTCGCCGAGAACCGCGACGAGGACGGCCTGGAGGAACTGGACATCGCGCTCGGCATGGTCAGTGACCCGGAACAGGAGGCGCTGGCCGCGCTGGCCGCCTACCAGAAGGAAAAGGGCATGGTGTTCGAGAACCCGGATGCCCCGGTGGCAGGCGACGGGAAGATGATCGGCGACTGGGACGGCCGCCCGTGGCAGTGAAACTGGGCGAGTTCCATGTCGACGCCGCCGGGGTGCACGAGCTGGTCACCGACCCGGACGGCCCGGTCGGGCTGCTCATCCTGGAACTGTCCGAGCGGGCCGCCATGGTGGCGCGCAGCACCGTGCACACGCTGCCCGGCACGCCCCGCAGCGGCATCTGGAGCCTGCGGTCCACCGCGGTCTGGCCGTCCGGCACCACCCGGTCCTCGATCGACGTGCACCTGCCGCAGATCGGCAGCCGCGGCGGGATGTACGGCGGCGTCGACACCATCTACTTCCCGGCCGTGTTCCTGGAGTTCCCGCCCAAGGGCGCCGTGCAGATGTACGACCGGTACCCGTTCATGACCACCGGTCTCGATTCGCTGATCGGGTCGGTCTGACATGCCCGGCCGGAACCTGGGCGAGGCCTTCGTCGTCATCAGCCCCGACGCGTCCGGGTTCCTGGCTGACCTGACCGCCAAGGTCACCGCCGCCGTGCAGGCCGTCAAGGCGCCGGAGGTCAAGGTCAAGGCCGACGTCGACACCTCCGCCGCCCTGGGCAGCGTGGCCAAGCTGATGACTCAGGTGCAGCTGCTCTACAAGACCCTGTCCGCCCTGCGGCTGGACGCCGACACCACCGCCATGACCGCCAAGATCGCCCGGCTGCAGGCCCAGGCTCTCGCGCTGGCCAAGGCGATGGCCGCCAGTACCAAGGACCTGGACCTGGCGAAGCTGGCCGCCTTCGAGGCGCAGCTGCTCGGCCTGGTGGCCACCGCGGAGAAGCTGAACGACGTCCTGAACGAGGGACCGGTGCTCGGCCCCGCGAATGAGTCGCTGGGCAAGCTGCAGTCCCTGGTCACGCTCCTGATCGCGAGCCTGGACAACATGCGGGCCAACGTCGATGACGCGGCGGCGGCGGCCAAGATCGCCATGCTGACCGCCCAGGCGGAAAAGCTGCAGGAGACGCTGAAGGACGTCACGATCGGCGGTGACCCGGCCCGGCTGGCGGCGATGACCGCCCAGGTGCTCGCCCTGCAGGCCGCCATGGACCGGCTGGGCGACTCCGGGAAAAAGGCGGCGGCGGTCCCGGTCTTCCAGGCCACCTGGGGCGCCAACGCGGCCATGGGCATCTCCGGCTGGCACCTGGCGCTGGACGCCGCGATCGAGGCCGTCATCGTGGCAGCCACCTCGATGGCAGCCCTCGGCGCCGCGGCGGCCGTCGCGTGGCCGGCGCTGGACCAGGTCGGCTACTCCGTCCAGCACAGCCTGCAGGCGATGACCGCGCTCGGGACCGATGCCGGGCCGCTGGCCGGCAAGCTGGACGCCGTCCAGAAGGCGATGGCGCCGCGGGTCATCGAGGCCTACGGCGGCGCGCTCAGCCTGCTCACCGGCCAGACCGGGGCGCTGTCCAAGGCCGGCACCGAAGTCGTGACCATGTTCGATGACTGGATCGCCCGGCTGGACATCTGGGCCAAGGGCCAGAAGGACATGGGCGGCCTGCTGCAGTCCGGCATCAGCTACCTGGCCCAGATCGGCAAGATCCTCGGCACCCTCGGGCAGGCGCTGGACAACCTGCTGACCAAGGACCCCGGGGTCGCGCACTTCCTGCTCGATCTCATCCAGGGGCTGGCCAGCGCGATCAACATCTTCTCCAAGCTGCCGGCCCCGATCGTGGAGGCCACCCTGGCGCTGCACGGCTTCTACCTGTGGACCAAGGTACTGGTCGTCGGGCCGATCCTGGCGATGGCGCAGGCGATCGGCATCCTGGGCGGCGCGGAAGTGAAGGCGGCCAAGGACGCGCTGACGCTCAAGGGCGCCTGGAAGCTGCTGTTCGCCGACACCCCGCTCGGCATCCTGGCAATTATCGCCGCCGGGTACGCGGCACTGTCTCTCCAGGGCGAGAAGGCCAGCCAGTCGGTGCGGAACTTCGACGCGGCCCTGGAAGCCGGGCTGAGCGCCCTGCCGGCCAGCCAGGCGGCGACTGCCGGGCTCGCGCAGGCGCTGGCGAGGATCAAGGACGCGTCCGACAGCCTGAGCCCGGCCAATATCTCAGCCGGATGGCACGGGATGTCCGGCATCTTCTCCGAGACCGGGGACAAGGTCGCCTACCTCAACCATGAGCTGTCCCAGACGGTGCAGGGCTCGTTCCTGCACCAGCTCGGCGCGATCGGCGACATCATGCACGCCGTCGTCAGCCCCGGCTTCGCGCAGGCCCAGGCGGCAGCGGCCGAGTACCAGCACGACCTCGCCAATCTCACCGCCGAGTCCAAGAAGGTCGCTGACTCGCAGGCATACCTGGACACGATGACCGGCGTCCTGGTCAAGCAGGGCTTCTCCGTGTCGCAGGCGTTCTCGCTGATGGACATGGCCGGGGTCAAGTGGAACGACAGCCTCGGCCTGATGGAGCAGAAGGTCGCCAACCTGATCTCCGGCTACAACGCCATGGCGGCAGGAGGACCGCTGCTGATCAACTCGATGAACGCGATGAACTTCGCGACCGAGCAGCAGGACTCTAAGGTCACCCAGCTCAACTCCGCCTGGGACACGTTCTTCAAGACCGTCTCCGGCGGCGCGGCCGGCTTCAACGCGTTCGCCACCCAGGTCGACGGGCTGTACCAGTCGCTGACCACCAGCGGCCTGCGGATGACCGACTCCAGCGGCCGGGTCAGCATGGCGCTGACGCTGGCCGGGCAGGCCGCGCAGGGCGGCGCCGTCTCGATGACCGGGCTGAACGCGGCCAGCATCCAGGCCCGGGACACGTTCCTGCAGACCGCCAACGCGGCCAATACCCAGCAGGACAACCTGACCCTGCTGGCCAGCGCGGCCGGGCTGGGGGCCAAGGGCACTGACCTGCTGCAGCAGGCGACCAAGGACATGATCGAGACCATGCTGCCGGCCGCCAAGGGCAGCCAGGAGCTGACCGACGTCCTGTACGCGCTGGCCCAGCGCGGCGGCTACGAGGGCGCCAACAGCTTCCAGGCGCTGGCCAAGTGGGTCGGCAACACCAAGGACCCGATGCAGAACCTGGACAAGATCACCGGCACCCTGACCCACGACGCCGCCGGGCTGACCCAGGACGTGCAGAACCTGTCGGTCGCGCTCGGGCAGACCCTCAACAGCGCCATGGCGCAGGCCACCCTGCAGGCAACCGGGGGGACCAAGGGGTTCGAGAACTTCGCCAAGGCGGTCCTGACCACCAGCCTCACCAGCCAGCAGACCAAGACCTCCGCGGCCCAGCTGGCGATCCAGCTGTACCAGCTGACCGGCAACGTCACCACCGCGCAGGGCGAGTTCGAGACCTTCGCGATGAAATCTCTCGGGCTGACCAAGCAGGAAGCGGACACGCTGTGGCAGGAAAGCCTCCCGGCGCTGAAAAAGGCGATCGATAACCTGCCGACGTCCAAGGTGATCAGCATCGTCATGAAGGGCGACGGCACCTACACCATCACCCAGACGGGCACCGGCGCCGGCGCCACTTTCGGCTTCACCACCACCACCCCCTCCGGTCAGGTCATCACCGGCCCGCGGGCCGCGGCGGCGGGCGGGTTCATCGGCATGGGCAGCGGGCCGACCGCCGACGACGTGCCGATCATGGCGTCGCGCGGCGAGTACGTGGTGAAGGCGAGCTCGGTGGCCAAGTACGGCACCGGCATGATGAACGCGGTCAACGCCGGGACCTTCGCCGGCGGCGGGCAGGTGCCCGGCTACGCGACGGGCGGCATCGT